CCTTGAGCACCCTGTGGTCCGGTAGGTCCTTGAACGCCTTGGGGTCCTTGAGCGCCAGCAACGCCTTGTGGTCCTTGTGGTCCAGAAACACCCTGTGGACCCTGTGGTCCGACAATGATGTTAACCGCTTCCCAACTAATTTCTTTTGTTGAAGTATTATAATATAAACTATAATTGGTATTTGCTTTTCTGATAGGGCTAACAAAAAAACTATCTGCTTGAGTACTTGTCAGAGTTGTTCCGGTGGTGTTTATAACCACGCTGCCTTGATGAATACTATTGGCATTTCCACCTATGCTGATGCTACCTTCAGCGGTGCTTTGATTACCATAACCAAACGCTAAAGATTTATATCCGCTTGCATAAGTTGAAGCACCGTATGCTTGACTAAATGATCCGACTGAAACAGCGTTAAAACCAGATGCTTGAGCATATTGCCCATTTGCCTTTGCTGTTGTTCCGATAGCAATTCCAACTCCAGATGCCTCTGCGCTTGATCCGATTGCTATTCCGCCAACCGTAGCGGTGCTTGATGGTCCAATAGCCAAACTCTGACCCGAAGCAAAACTGCCCGTGCCTAAACTGATTGTTGCGGTATTCAGCGTTAAATTAACAAATCGAGGACTGCTTGTGGTATAGAGCGCTTGATCCGTGAATATTGATCCGACTCCACTGGGCCCTGAAGGTCCTTGCGGTCCTTGAGCACCAGTATTGCCTTGAGGGCCTTGTGGTCCCTGTGCTCCGGTATTACCAATTGGTCCTTGGGGTCCTTGAGCACCAGCAACGCCCTGTGGACCCTGTGCTCCGGTATTTCCCTGTGCGCCACTTGGTCCTTGAGGTCCTTGAGCACCCGCAACGCCCTGTGGTCCCTGTGCACCGGTATTACCACTTGGTCCTTGAGGTCCTTGAGCACCCGCAACGCCTTGTGGTCCTTGAGGTCCTTGAGGTCCATAACTGGTAGGTGGTTGTGTCCAACTTCCATCACCTCTCAGATAAGTTGAGGTTGATGCCACCCCTGTGGTTTTAAACATGCTTACTGGGACTTTGTTTAGACTCATAATTATAACCTTTCTATTCTAACATAATTATTAGTCCAGTTTGCACCCCTAACCATTAATATAGTATATGCATTACTTTGGTCCGCTAATAATATAGTAAACCTAAACATTGGATTATCTGGGCTCATACGACGAGAAAATACTATGCTGGCAGAAGTGTTTATAGATACCGCAGAATCAGCATCTATGCTTTGACTATCTTGACCACCGTTATATATTATTTCACTACCGCCATATATGCTCATGCTACCTGCCAGTGTTTTGAAATAGATATTATATTCATCATTGTCATATTGAACAAGAGCAACTGCCAAATTATCTAAACTGACCCATGTTGAAGTATTGACCCAACTGGCGATTTTACTTCCTGTTGGCTCAGTTGCGGAATAAACAACTTCTTTGTTTGACGTATTATATAATAGATAATAACTGGCTGTGGAGTTTCTTACGGGATTGACAAATAAGCCTGTGGTAGCAGCCGTCATTGTGGAGCCACTGGCATTTAAGATAATGCTGTTGGCTGCTTGATTTATGGAACCAGCACCTCGTCCTATAGCAATACTTTCTTCACCTTGATTTTCTTTACCTGCCAGATAACCAATGGCAACACCATCTAATCCTTGATTAACATAACCTGACTCTCTACCAATAGCAATGGATCTATCATTTTGTCCGCTATAACCTGCACTGCGTCCAATTGCTATAGATTCTTGTCCTTGAGCACTATAAGCAGCATCTCTACCAATTGCCACTGAATATTGGCTTTGAAAACTGCGTCCTGCACGTGATCCTATGGCGATGGAATAGGTGCTCTGTGTGTTTGACCCTGCCCAATAACCAATGGCTACTGCCTCACCACCTTGAACATATCTACCTGCATCTGTGCCAATGGCAACTGAATTGGCAAATTGATTTCCATAGCCAGCATAACTGCCAATGGCAACTGAATAATCACCTTGAACTTGATATCCTGCTTGATTTCCTATGGCTACGGAATTTAAACCTTGAAGTTCATTGCCAGCATAATATCCAATTGCTACCGTATAATTTGATGAAGTGAAATAACCGCTATAATATCCTATGGCAACAGAATAATCACCTTGATCCTGATAAGCACTTCGACGTCCTACGGCTATACTACCAAATCCTTGACTTTCTCTACCTGCTGAACTACCAATTGCAACCGAGTATTGCCCTTGATAATTAAATCCTGTGTTATATCCTATAGCAACAGCATATTGTGATTGATATTCACTTGCGGCACTTTGCCCTAAAGCGGTGCCATAATCTCCTTGATATCTAATCGCCGAACCGGTTCCACCAGCAAAGGCATAATGACCCTGTTGATTTCTACCAGCATCTACTCCGATTGCCGTGGCATAAAAACCGGATGTGTTATATTGTGCTGCGTGCCCGACTGCGACTGAATAAATCCCCTGATAATTACTACCGGCTAAACGCCCGACTCCCACGGTATAAGCACCTTGTTCTCTAAAACCAGCACTATCACCAACTGCCACAGCACCGAGATTTTGTCCCTGATAACCTGCTATATAACCTATAGCAACACTCCAATTGCTCTGCGTGGTTTGAGCAGCACCTTCGCCAATCCCAACTGAATAAGTCGCTGTGCTACTAAATCCAGCATAACGTCCCAGGTATATTGTTGATGTGGTATTTGCATTATTTTTATCTAATAAGTTATTCCAGGTAGTTGTGGGTCCTGAAGGTCCTGTGGGTCCCTGTGGTCCTCCGCTGGGTCCTGTGGGTCCGGTTGCTCCCGTGGGTCCTTGAGGTCCTTGAGGTCCTCCAGCGGGTCCTGATGGGCCCTGTGGTCCTTGAGCACCAGTATTGCCCTGTGCGCCACTTGGTCCTTGAGGTCCTTGTGGTCCATTAACGCCATTAACACCCTGTGGTCCGGATGGGCCCTGTGGTCCGGTGGGTCCGCCGCTGGGTCCTGTGGGTCCGGTTGCTCCCGTGGGTCCAGGAGGTCCTACCAGCGTGGCTGCTGACAATACTTCATAGTACTGAACAAATATATTATTTGTGCCCGTATATGGAGCCTCGGTGAATGTTATGGTTGCGCCATTTATGGTATAACTTTGGCTATAGGTCTGTGCAACACCATCTACCACAATCTCAGTGAAATCACCCGATATTGGTGTTGTGGTCAGTGTGAATATGCTTTGAACGCCATCCCCGCTGAATGTTTGAATAGTTGCTGTGGATGGTTCATATGCATGAATTATACCATCAGTTAAAATCTCAACTATGGTTGATGTGGTTTGAACACCTACTTGGGTAGCAACATTTGTTATAGTTACTAAGGTATTATCATTATTAATGGTTATGGGACTATCAACAATGGTAGCCGTAAAACTATAAACAACCTGTGATACCGTGAATATATTTGCCATCTCGGTATCCTTATTAGGTTATTGCCGTATATCCTGCCGCCGCGGTTGGATCAGTTGGTGCTACTCCTGGTTCATAACACTGAAGGAAAGCCCAACGGTGAGTGTTTACCTGCGCAGGTGTGCCTGCGTCAGTCCATGTTACCCCAACAATTAAAACGGGAACATTCTGTCGTGCGTCTGGAAGTATGGGTCCGGTATATAAACTCTTGGGAATTGTTATATTAACTCTGCCCGTGGAAGTTGTGATAACCTGAATATAACTGGATGTTGAAATCACGCCACCTGAGAAATAACCAATAACTTCACTGGTGCTGAAATTAGGTTCACCATCTCTACTGAATGTTATAGGATTAACTACTAGGGTTTGATAATCTGCGTGAAATGTCCAACCTGTGACATTAACCCCGAAGTTATATTGAAGTGTTCTTTGAGTGCTTGGGAAAACCTGCTCTAATTGAAGGTTATCTGGACCTGAAAGATAATCTGAAAATAATAAAACGCCACCAGCCATAATGTTCTCCTAAGGGATAAAATCACAAAACTAAGGTTTGGTGAAGTGGATATGATATTTACTAATAATCGGGATTTTTCACCCGATATAGTGGTTAACCTGAGGGATATGTGGGAGCCCAAGTAAACACTGCACTACTACTGCTAAAATCGCTATAGTTCTCTCCCAATCGGGTTCTTGCCTTAAAATACCAATCACCTGGATCCAATTGAACATAGGTAGCCGAAACTGTGTCATTGGCATAAAATTGTCCAGTGGCAGGCACAGTTACTAACCAAGCAAATCCCGATGTTGATGTTGAACTATAATAAAATTGAACTTCATCTACTGGCAGACTGGCAGAATTAATTGTGGTTTGAAGATTAAAGGCAAAATCATATTGACTTGGCACAGTTGGGGCTGAAGGTGCTGGCAAGCCTGAACTACTGCCCTGAGAAGGAATACCGCTGAGAGGCGTATATGTTAAATTAGTCAGTGTGGTATCTGCATAGATCTTTGCATTATATTCTATAGCAGTTATTTCCGCAGCAATGGTGCCATCCTCACCTTCAGTTTCCCTTATGCGAGTTATTCTAAACAATTTCTTATCGAAACCGTAGATGGGATTTGAAACACGAACCACATCACCAACTTCACAGACTAATGCACCATAGTCTGCGGTAAATGAAATCAATAAATCATAACGGTTTTGATTTAATTCTAATAGACCCAATCTACCTGCGTGAATTGGGTTATTAACTAATGACATCTGCATCTGCAACTTATTCACTGGTTCTAATGTGTTTAATTCACTGGCAGGTAAGTTATATCTAAAATAATCACTTTGGTCTCTCACAGCACGACTGGCAAATCCAACTTCCACTTCGTTATATAAATCTTCTAAATTCGAACTGGTTAAATTAATTTCGCCGATAATGTTATCGTCTGTGAATTCATAACTGGCTGCGATTTCACTGTTGGAAACCGCACGATTTACCACAATCTGCCATTGCCCATTTTTATAGTTATAGGTGGTCCAACTGGCTGATGCGAGGTTTATTTTCTCCATGTTAGTACGCACGGTATCACCAGTATTCAGTACGCCATTAATTTCATAACGCACCTGATTGGTTCCAGTTACCGTGCCCAGTATACGTGTGGTTAAGGTATTTGCCACAGATATATTATAGGTTCCAGTGCCGCCCGTGCCAGAACCCAATGATGATATAAAGGTATCATTTATCACACCTGTGCCAGCCAACCGATAACCTACGGAAATTGTCCCCGTATTAATTTTATCTACGGTTAGTGTTGTTCCACTGACGCTGCCCAAAAAGTTCGAAACACCATCATATTGAAATTGAGGTATTTCTTGACTTATACTATATAAACTGGTGGTGCTTAGAGTATTAATGCTTGTTACCGTATTAATTTCTGTGGCGGTGAATCCTGCTCCATAACGACTGGCAGTCATATAATCATACCAAACACTTGCAGGATTTTTTAGACTATTCGTTATTTTAAATGTCATTGTGGGCAAACCAGTAACGCCCTTGTCTGAATTATAATCTATTTGCACAATAGCAAATACCAAATCTGACATTTGATAAAGATTATCATCACCGAGAGTATCATAGGCATTAACCGCAGGCGTTGGACCTTTAATTTGATTGGTACTGCTTGTTCCACCCGCATAGACCCAAACTCGCACTAAGCCATTTAGGTTAGTATTTTCACTACCATCACTTTGAACGCTTTTATCTACGGTATATCCATCTGCTTTGAATACCAATCTTTCATCGTTCCAATATATTTCATCACAGGTCCATGTGCCAGTCTGTGTTTTTTCACTCAGTACTAACACATAACTCATGGTATTGTTAGAGTTGGATATACGAGCATCAGTTATTATGCCCTGCTGATAGGCTGTTCCATAGACAATGGGCACTTTGTTTTCTGTTGATGGTGGCAGTTGAATACGCACACCTTGATCCCTGGTGCCCGAACCTCCTCGTCTGCCCACTCCGGTTAAACGTGCTGTTACCGCGGCTAATCCTGTGGCAACCACGGATACCGCAAATGCAGCCCAGGTGCCTGCTGTTACCGCTGCACCAATGGCATATTCTACTATGGCTGTTGCGATGGCTGTGAATATTGCCATGTCATTCTCCCTTCAGAAAGGTTTCTTCTACTTTTCGAAACCCTCTACGTTCATAGTTTATATCTGGCGATGTTGACATCCGACTCATAGTATATCCTGTGATTATACCACGCTTTAACTTTGTGTCCGCATCGCGAGTATAAGCAGCAAATAATTTACCCCCCGCTGTGGATGTTCTAAATTCCGGTTTTACCCACCATGCCATCTCAACTAATCTATGACGACGAGGAAACCATATTTCAGGAACAGCCATGCTCAATATCATACCAGTGATTTCATAGTCATTTTCACTAACAAAACTTGAACCCGTTTTTTCACAGCGCAGCAAAACTTGACGAGCATGATAGTAATCCTTTTCATCTGGTTCAGTTTCCATAGCCAATGATAGACTAAATTCTTTCAGCATGTCTATGCAGGATGGATAATCTGTTCTTTCTAATCTACGCACTCGCATCACATACCTCCCTGGAATATATCACCTGAAGTTGTGGTATCGCTGCCCGAACCACCACCAGTGCCCGAAGACGTATATGGTTTGCCAAAATCGAAAGCGGTATTTGATATGACATTAACACGATCCATGCCAGTATCAGTGGGATAAAAATATCTTTGATCCGTGGTATTAGTTCTTCGCCCAGTTATTTTAGTTTCTATAATACCTAATATGTTTGTGAGATTTAGTACGCAGGTATAAGTTTCAGTTTTACTTGATATATCTGCTGCATCAGTTATGGTAAAATTACTGATATATCCACTAAAGCGGAGGCTAACACTTGAATTTAACAATTGTCTGGTTTTGGGATCGAAAAAGGCACGATATATGCGAATACGACTACCCTTAATTCGGCTGTTTAGGATAAGGCTAACATATGAAGTCCATGTGCCTAATCCTGCTTCACCGGGATCCTTGGGAATTCCACTTAGACTGACTTGAAGTTGTGCTGTTGTGGCTTTTAAGTCATCCTGCATTTCATTCATGCCGAGAAAATGCCCCAATCCCACATAATCAACACCCAAATAGTTTATAGGACCATAGGTGTTGGCTATGGTATATGTGGTTCCATTAACCGCGATGTCCATGAGCACACCGTGAATTATACTACTGGCTGTGGTAGCAGGTATGGTATTCATTTAGATTACTTTCTCAACAAACTCGAAATCGCCTGTCCATTCACACCAATCACGATTGATTAATCTATATGTGGGCAATTTAGTTGCTACGACTTTCAGTGATGTGGCTGTGCCCACATAATAAGCACCGGTTGTGGTTGTGGCTTCACTGGTTATAACACTGCGATGAACGGTTCCAGTTGTGGTTGCGCCTGATCCTCTGGTTATATCCGATTCCACTATATAGGGATAACGGCTCCACACAGGTTGAACCCAATCACCTGCTTTCAGTACCACGGTGTTGGCTGTTATGGCGGCACCGTTTCTATCCAGTGCGCCTATACTTGGCAAACCACCGATGGTTATTGTGGTTAAGGTAAAATTCGTTATAGTTGTTGCACTAATCTGCGCTGTGGTTAAACTACCAGTATAATCCGTTATATAAGTTAGTTTGCTATTGCTTCCTATAGTGATAGTCTGTTCTTCATTTCTATCATACTGCATTATGCCTTCTATAAGGTCTCTGTTTTCACGAAACTTAAATCTCGCCTGGGGACTAACCGTTAATTGGAATGGCTGTGCGGTAAATCTTTCTGCGGTTTTAATTCGCTGGCTTCGGCTTATGCTTTGCCCAACCATTCTGCGTCTATCGAACTCAATGACCTGAGCCGTGTTTATGATATCTTGTGCGCTCATTATGACAATCTCCTGGTTGGCTGTGCTCTACGTCCTGCTTCAGTTACAGAATATATAAACTGCGGATCACGAGCAACAAGGCTTCTAAAACTCTGTGCATCTACTGCGGAAATGTTATAGTTTACTATGGTTGATCCACCGCCCATCTTATCCATTGGTATAATATCTGCTGGTCCTTTGACAATTTCAGGACCACGTTCTCCAACGATTCCCCATTTATTAGCGGCTAATCTTCCACCATCAGCAAAGAAGCCACCATAATCAAGATTGCCAAATCCCATGCCAGTGCCAAAACCAAATCCGCCAAATAGTCCCCTCAATCCGCCAGTGGCTCCTCCTAACAAGAATGCCAATTGACGACGTATTTGGATACGAGCAAAATCTGCTATAATACTATTGACTAATTCTTTGACACTGAACTTGCCAGTAGTTACAAATCTAACAAATAGATCCTCAACACCTCGAGTGAATGTTTCGAAATAGGTCTTTGCTTCATTGGCAGCATTATAGGCATTTTCTGTGAAGTTGGCGAAGGCTTCATTCCATCCATAACTCCATGACTGCTGATATTCCAATTGAGCAATTTGAATATCTGATATTTCTTTATACG